TTACCCCCGCAGCATGTGCAGGGGCATGTACGCGCCACTTCAGACGCTACAAACTCGTTGATTGACTCGACACTGTACCCTAGTGCATGACCCATGGTGCGCTGTAGTCGGATACGTGCAGCTGTACCGGTACGTGTAGCGGTAGGGTAACCGTCACCCACTAGCATTAGCTCTAGCTCCCATTCGAGCGCTTTGTCGTCGTCCTGAGCCACGATTAGGAAGCGGTTAGCCTCCCCGCTCTCGCCTACGCCATCGACCAGTAGCCATGACAGGCCCATCTGCTCCGCCGTGATGGCTAATGTGGTGAGCGCTACAGCAGACTTCTCAGAGTCTGCAATGGCTAGCGTACGCTTGCTGTCAGGGTTTGCGACGTCGGTTATGTCGCGGATAATCTCGTTGGTGTAGCTCATGATAAAACCTCCTGTGGTCGTACAATAGAGTAGAATACCGAGTCTTCAATGATGCTGACGTCCCCGTCCTGACGCATCACCATGTCCTCGTTGCCAGACTGGTCTGCTATGGCATTGAGCGCCACCATGGCTGCCTGATAGGTGGCGTAGACTGCCAACACCCGCTCACCCTCGTAACGCTCGCCTTCACTTAAGATCCATATATTCATTGGTATTGCTCCCTGTATTCGTCAAATGCTAATTCAAATGCGTCGTGCTTAATGGCTTGCGGTATCGCGATACGCTGCTGCTCTACCCCGTTGAGCCACCATGCGTTGACGCGGTACTCGTAGTCGCTACCCCGAAGCTCGACGCTGACGTCAACCTCGACGTCCAGCTGTCCCTCGTCCCATGCGACCAGATACATCATTCTGCACCCCCTAGTAACTCGCTGATTGTCTTGTGACACTCGAAGATGTGTGCCTGATCGTTTGCCTGCTGAACTCGCAGCTCCGCGATCTCTCGCTCGTGGTCCTTCTTGGCGAAGAACAGCGCGTCGCGGGTGTTGGCTAGCTGAAGCTTAAGCAGTGTGATTTCTTGTTCCATAGTTTCGACCCTCCAAGGTCATCATCAGTGGCGCGGTAACAGCACCAGACTATGTTGCGATTGAGAGACCATCAATGGCTAGCCGTTTCCCGACTATCTACAACTCAATCACCCGACCGTTTATAACGAGGCCGTTTCGCTCCACTCCGGTCGGGTCCTCCCCTCGGCTCGCTGCACTAAGCGAACTCCCTTCATCGTGGTCACCCCTGAGGGTGGCGGGATTACTGCAGTGGCTCCCCGTCGCCAGAAAAGCCATTAGACCACACCGGCGGATTCCCCGCAAGTGGGCTCGCTGAAGCCCGCATAAACACTAGCTCTCAGGACCCCCTAAAACTAACCGGTTTCCCTGAATTCTGAAAAGGGCTGTAAGTGTATGATTCGTAAGAGGTTAAATAAGCCTATTTGTTACCGACTCCGCAAACCCCTATGTACGTAGTGTATTTCTACGCTGTATGGTCTAACGGGCCCCTGAGAGCTAGCTAAAGGGCCCGATATCGAGCTAGCGGGCTATTTAGGACTAAGTGCTTACTATTCAAGGGCTTAGAGCCGCTAGTTCCCCTTACCCGACCCACTTCAGTACTATATATAGAGACTATATGGTACTAGACGTTACCGAGTCGCATACTCCTACTATAAGGCAGGGCTAAACTATGCGTCTTAAAGGAAGCGTCTAGAACCAAACTAACAATGGGACCTAACGGTAATCCATTAGGCATGCTGCTAGGCATTAAGGCAATGCGCTACGCTAAGGTAAAAGCTAATGGATTACACGGTTCCTACATTATCAATACGGTACCTTATAGTAGGTCTTATTATGACGGTCGGAATACAGGGCTCCGCTGAGCCTGTGACCGACGCTGTATTAAATGAGCTAGACGCACGCCTACGCCTACACATTAATAGGGCATACTTAATGGGTGCGTCTATATACCAATTAACCGAGGCGTGTGGTCTCAGCTATACGTGCAATGGGTACGTAAATGAGTTGACAGCTGCAAAGCAAGCGCCTATGCGGGGTGTAGAGCCTACGCTCTCAATCGCTCCCTACGGCTACTTAAATACTTTTAGGTCTAATCGTAAAGGGTGCTACTCAAATCGCTTAGGAGGCCATACAGGGCGTCTCAGGGGCGTCAAGCTTTATTAGACTCTGTGGTATTACTACGTAATGACTTCACATTCACTTGACAAAGCGGGAGAGACCAATGTCAGGAAAAGGATCACGGCAGCGTCCCACTGACGCAAGCAAATATGATGCCAATTGGGACCGTATCTTCAGGGGCACTCAATCGCCACCTAAGCGCGATGTTCCGAGTCTAGCTAACGAGCCCGGCATGGCTACCGAATGCCTAGACTGCCCACCTGAGGCGTCTGAGGGACATGCTAATGAGTGATTATTACCATAAGGATACTGAGGAAAATACTGGGAAGGTACTCAAAACGGCAAGCTACACGGGGACTGACGGCAAGACATACACGTATGTACCCGATGAGGTTACCGAATGGGCTACCGATGGGCTACCGAGACGCATTAACGGCAGGTTCCCGAAAGGGCTGAGCGGTAATCCCAGCGGCAGGCCCAAGGGCAGCCGTAACGTACTATCCAAGAGCGTGCTCGGTACCTATGCCAAAGAGGCAGCCAATGGTGACTTCGAGCGCGTAATGGCTGGCTTGAAGGTAGAGAACCCAGCGGTGTACGCCAAGCTACTGAACGATGCGGCAATGAAGGAAGCGGAGCGGATAGCATCCAAGCAGCACGGTGGGCTATGCGAGCAGTGCGGTGGTGAGCTGGACAGCAAGACCGTCCTCAACGTGGAGTTCGTGGTGCCACCTAGCATACCTGAAGAGGATAGTCAAGGTTGACATGGTGAGCTAACTGTGCTGGGTACCACACGGTAGCGCCAAGCAAGAAGCGTGCCAACTGGTGCTGTCAAGTGTAATAGTACCATTCGGTATCCGCAAGCAAGAAGCGTGCCAACCGGTGGCGTCAAGCACATATCATGCCAACTATTACCACATGTATAACTTTGTGGATAACCTGTGGATAACTCAGCAGCCTGTGGATATCCTGTGAGTATCCTGTGGATAACCTGTGGATAACTCTGCGGCCTGTGGATAACCTGTGGATAACCCCCGCCCCCTTGGCCCCCGCCGGCCCCTTCGACCTTCGGGGTATACCTTTCTTATACTAGTACTTATATATGCCCCACAGTGCCGGGTGGCCCCTTGCAGATTTTTTTTCTGCTAGATTTTGAGGCACTTGAGAACCATTCCCATGTAGAGCGAGAGAGCTAATCATGTACGAATACGATGACGAACCGAGCAATACCCTAACAAGACTACAAGTCCCAATAGCGTTTCAAGAGCTTTACCGTCCCCACCGATACAAGGTGTATTGGGGTGGCCGAGGTGGAGCCAAATCCACAGCCTTCGCGGATGCGTTAATATCCCAAGGCATGGTACGCCCTCTCCGTATCCTATGTACACGAGAGAAGCAAAACTCTATTAAGGAATCAGTACACGCCCTCATTAAGAACCGCATTGAGTTCTATAAGCTCGAGGGGTGGCACATCACGAACCAAGACATACGGCACGAGAACGGCACCCGATTCTTCTTCATGGGCCTATGGAACAACATTGACTCCATTAAGTCGGTCGATGGCGTAGACGTCTGCTGGGTCGAGGAAGCTAACACGGTTAGTGACCAGTCGTGGCAGAAGTTAATACCTACGATACGTAAAGGTGGGTCCGAGATATGGGCCTCTTTCAATCCAGAACTCAAGAGCGATGCGGTCTACCAGCGCTTCGTACTGCATCCCCCGAAGGACGCGGTGGTTGTAAAGGTATCGTGGAGAGACAACCCATGGTTTGGTTCTGAGCTAATGAGCGAACTGGAACACCTTAAGAACCTCGATGAGGAACTCTACCGCCACGTGTGGGAAGGTGAACTTAAGACGTACGCGGACGGTGCCATCTACGCCCCACAGATGCGTATGGCCCGTAAGCAGAATAGGATTTGTGCGGTACCCTACCAGCCCAGCATAGAGGTCCATACCTTCTGGGACTTAGGTCGCAACGACTCGACGGCGATCTGGTTCATGCAGGAGGCTGGTAGGGAGCACCACTTCATTGACTACTACGAGGCGTCTGGAACCGATCTGGATCACTACGCTAGGGTCCTAAAGGACAAGGGGTACAATTATGGTCGGCATTACCTGCCTCATGACGTCGTTGTTACTGAGCTGTCATCTAACCGGGGCTCTCGAAAAGAGATCCTCGAACTCGCTGGAGTTAAACCTATCAAGGTTGTCCCACGCATCAAGTCTGTCAATGACGGAATCGAATCGACCCGAAAGTCGTTCCCGATCTGTTGGTTCGACCAGACCCGATGTGAACGTGGACTTGACGCACTGGCGAACTACCAGTACAAGTTCAACGAGGAA